GAAGAGACCCTCTACACAGACTACAATGAAATCAGAGAGTGACATCACGATCTCGGATGAGATGAGAAAACTTATCCTGACATACATGGAAGCATGTAATGCTGGTGAGTATGCAAAATCTGAGGGTTTACTTCAAAAGATCAAAGAGCAAGGACAAATTGACCATGAAAAGCGTTCAAATTGAATTGGGACCCGACCTTCAACTAGAATATCATTCTTGGTTAGATGTGAAAGAGAGTTTGGATATTGATCGTAGCATCAACAACTTTCTCTACTATACTTACAACTACGGCACTTTTGCCAACCCCAAAAACCCTGACGAGAACGAACAATGACTTACAACGCTGAAGTACAATTCAAGTTTGACGCCACCTACACTCACGATTATAGTCGTGGGTTTGGTTCTACTATTGGTGTTGATGACTTTATCCCCGAAGAGCATTATCTGATTACAGCACCTGCTGCTGATCTGAATGCCAAACAGTATTTCAAACTGTTTGAGAAGTTCATGCTCTGTGTTGGTATGTGTCCTGCTAATATTCGCTCTGGTGCTATGTCGTTGGTCTTTAATGATTATGTGAGTGAAGAAGAGCAGCGTAAGGTCTGTGATGAGTATGAACTGACTATGGATGAGGACCTTGACAAGAAGTTTGAGGAGTGGAAAGTTCGTGATGAAGAATGGGAACGTTTGAAGAATGCTCCTAGAGGTCCTATGGGCACAGTTGAACTACAACAACAGGAAGATCTTATTGGTTTAGAATAATGATTGACATTCCTCCTTTCAAAACACCTACAGATGAAGATCTCTATCTGGATATGTTTGATGACAAATTAACTGCGTATGTCACCCTGATGGATAAGGTGAAAGATGCACTCTATGGTCCTGGTTTCGGTAACTACTCTAACCTGCCTGGATCATGCTTCCAAGTGCTGGAGAAGATCACTAGTGATCTGGTAAATCTCACCAGTCATGAGTATGTGCTCGTTCAAAAGAACTCTCTTAAAAACTATTCCCTTGGAGAAAAATGATTGATGTCAAGCAAGAAGACGACGGCAGCCTCACAATCTACTGGGACAAAAACGACCCGCAAGAAAGCATCCTCAACACCTGGACCCAAGAAGACTTCATCAACGCGATCCAAAACAAACTCAACACTCTCCAAGAACTTGGAGTCGCTGACGACGCAACCGAAGCGGTCAACCAAGTCACAGAGTACTTCATCGACCAAACCGAAGAAGACCTCAAGCAAGACCTCGACAACATCAAAAAGTTCCTCGAAGTCCGCCAAGCTCGCAAAGACGAAGGACCAGACAACCTCCCTCGTTTATTCTTCTGATCTGTCTTTGTTTCCATACGTAAATACATTCCCGTATCGTTTGGAAGATAAATCTGAAAAGAAAACTTGTTATTTTCAAACTGAATCTCATGCCCGAAAGTACATCGACCGATACAAACCTGAATACAACTTATACTGTTACGCTTGAGGAAGAAAATGATGATCTTCTCCTCCCCATTCCTGAAGAAATGATGGTACAATTGGGTTGGGATGATGGAGATCTGCTAGAATGGATCTTGGAAGATGACCACATCAAACTTGTAAAGGTGGAGGAAGACTGATGGGTATGTTCGATTATTTCAGATCATCCTATGATCTTGGATCAGAATTCACAAATGTCACATGCCAGACAAAAGATATTGAAGAGGGTATTGGTGGCACTTTGTCGCAATACTGGCTAGATCCTGCTGGTTATCTGTATCTAATCGACTACTCCCATACAGCAGATCTAAAGATCTACGAACCAGGAGATCCTGGGTATGTTGAAGATCGGGCATGGATGAACTTTGAGTGGGTGAAAAATGGTAATCATGGTGTCGTGAGACTACATGCTATCACCAAATATGTTGAAGTTCATCCTGAAGGATGGGAAGGACCATGGGAAAAGTGGCCACGATGTACAATTCATTTCAAATACGGGAGACTAATTGATTATGAAACTAATCTCACTCAAGCATAGATACGATTATGGGCATGACTGGTATGTTCAAATCTTGAATACTGGCAGACATGTTCCCAATCCATTCAAACATTGGTCACTCATTCAAGCATCAGTCAGTTGGAATGACTATGCGAGTTGGCCTTACATCCAAATCAAATCTGGTACTGGCACTCTATTGAGTGTCATGTTCTGGGTTTACAAGTTTGGATTTGATATTGGATTCTTTGAGCGTACATGGATCTGGGATCATATGGATCAACTTGAAATAAATAATGATGAAGACGCTATGCCACCTTGGGGTCATAGTGATATAGAGTATCAAATCCGAAATAAAGATCATGATTGAAATTCTAGTTGCTGCAGCGGTCGCTACTACACCCATGGACCGCTCGGAACAGATAAATCAATTCTGTTCCTATGTGGTGGGTATCCCGTATGCCAGCGACAACTTCAGCGATGAAGAATGGGAGCGTTTCAAGTTCTGCAGGGAGCATTTAGAATGACAAAAACTAAGCTCAACTGGTGGGAATACTGGATTGGACACTGCTGGATGACAGGATGGCAGAGCATTCGTTGTAACTTCCGTATTTGGTGCGATCTCGCGTCATCACGGTACGATGGGTACGCTCTGCTGCGCGAGGACGACCCAGAGGAAGAGTGTAAAGAATGGTTCTGGACTTCGTTGAATGAAGATGACGTATACCCCAAAGAATTCCTGGAGTATCTGATGCAAATGGTGGAAGATATTGAGCTGGGGAAAGTAGAAACTTATCCCATGGATGAAGTCATGGACCGATTGAAAAACCTTGTTGATGGAGTTGAATTAGACGATGAAGAGCTTACCTGATAAAAAAGCATTAGATATCATGTGGACGGTGGCAACAAGTGGCAGTATTGAAACTGGCACACGCCCCCACTATGGGTTCGCTAATATGCTGTATGATTACCTCACAGACAACATCAAAAACAAATACGGAGTAGAACTCTGCTATGAGAAAAGTGATCGTCAAACCCAAGAGCAGCAAGGCGAAGAATCGCTTTGCTAATGTGATGAACAGCAATCCTGTTTGTATTGTAGAGCAGGATACTGGTGGTGAGTTGTTCTTGGTGTCAGAGAATGGTGAATACGCTATGTGGGTCAGCACTCGCAGTGGTGTAAATCGCTTTGGTGACAAATCTGATGCACACTGGGAAATTATTAGCGAAGTCGTATGACACTTGATCAACTGGCACAGGGTCTCTAGCAGGCTCTGTGCTTTGCACTATAATAACTTCAGAAGCGAACCCTCCCCAGAAACCACCCGCCATCGGGATAGGTCTGACGGAAAGATCCTTCACTTGCTCTAACAACCAGCATACTGCTGGAAATGAGGGAACTAGGGGCACCCTCACCAACACATTATTTCATTATCATGTCAAGCAACTCTTCCTCTTCCTCCAGCGGTATTGGTTTCCCTGGTCTGCTGACCGTGTTGTTTATTGGTCTCAAACTGACTGGTAACATCACCTGGCCCTGGGTGTGGGTGCTGTCTCCTCTGTGGATTAGTGCTCTGCTTGCTGTTGCTATTCTCGGTTTTGCCTTCATCATCCTGCTCCTTCAAAAATGACTGATCAACACACTCTTGACTTTCAGATTGCTAACACTTTAGAGAAGATCCAACATATCAACCCTGTTCTGTATGGTATGTGGTATAGCAAGCTGTATCCTCCTCATGGTGACAACAAACACTGGACTGCTGAAACTCTCACTCATCTGAATAATCTACTGAAATGACTAAAATCCAACTCAAAGCAGTCACAGTAACTTACACCAGAACTCTCACACTTGCTCCCACAACTGAAATGTTTGAGGACTATGAGTATTATCCAGACCAAGAAGGATTTGAGAGTTTAGTGCTTAATCAATTGTTTGATAAAATTCATAATGAGATGGGAGGACCTGCAAACCCTATGCCTTACACTGATGTAAAACAATTTGAAACTGTTGAGATTGACTGGGAAGGTGATGAAGAGGAGGATGAAGAATGACTGTATCGGAAATGATTGAAAAACTTCATCAGTATCCATCTGATATGGAAGTTCAAGTTACCGATGGATTTCAATACAAATTCTACAAGGGTAACTTTGAGTTTCAAATGTTTGAGGATGTTGATGGTAGCACCTTTGTAGACATCGGTGTTGGAGGTTATGATTATGACTGACACCTGGAAGAAGTGGAACATCTGGACTTCTATTCATCTGTTTGAATGGTGTGTGTATTCTTGGAGAAATCATATGTGGAACCATCTTGATGGGTATCCTAATGAAACCAGAATGAAAAATTTGTTTTGGTATTATCTAAACTACGGCAACACAAACACTTATTATGACTGAAGAAGAACTCCCAGTATCAAACGAATTCATCACATTTGTAAGAATTCAACTTGATCACGAACAAAAGCAACAACTCAATCGTTTCCTAAAT